TGTACTCGTGCCTGCGATGACTGCATTGCTTCCATTCACACGAAGGTTACCACCTATCGTGAGCTTTTCGGTCGGGGCTGTATTTGAAATACCTATGTTACCACCTGATGAAACACGCATACGTTCCGTGTTTTTCGTTTTCAAAATCACCGTCTGGTGACTCGCGGATGTTCTCGCACCGTTTATCTCGACCGCAGAGATGTTGGAAGCCTCTGGTCCGGAGCGGATACTGACGGTATTCGATACCGAATCACCGCCCGATATATCACCGTGGATGATGACATTCGCAGCTGACGAAATACCAGATTCACCTTCAACCTCGATGAAATCCTGGACGATGATAGACTCGGTAATGAGCCTACTGGTGGCGGCATTACCTAAGACAGTGAGTACATTAGAACCTATAGTGTTGATGAATACCTTATCACCGATGGACAACGTATCCGTGGGGTTCGTATTCGCTATACCCGCAGGGCTCACACCAGTTGTTTGTAAACCATCGGATTGGATCGTGGACGTGACCACCATCGGAATCGCGGCATCCGCGTCGAGTGTGATGAGGTCACCGACCGTGAGACCACTGTCACCTATCCGGAGACCTTCGAAGAAACCTATACCATTCGCGTACAATACGTTACCCGCGGATGATACATCGTCGATGTACACATTCGAACCTACAGATAAAGAAAAGGTGGGAGACGTGTTCGCGATACCTACGTTATTTTGTGTGTACACGTCACCGAACACATGAAGGTTCACGGTATTCGCACTGTCCATCGTGAAATTGGCAGTCGTCGGACCACCGAAAGTTCTCGAGAGTTTAAACGTATCGTCCACGTGTGTGTACCCCAAAAACACATTCGATTCACCAGCTTGATCACGCATGAGAACAGCCATGTCGTATGTACCATTGTTACCATCACCCATGAGAATGACAGCATTCGACACGACGAGATTATCGACACTCGTGTACGCGGGAATCTCTGTGATGGCCAAGTTACCTGTGATGTCCACGTCACCAAAAATCTGTAGGTATCCATCCTTCACGACCACGTTACCATTTTCAAAAATGGCGACGTTCGCACCCGTGTTCGGGGTGACCTCCGTTCCTACGACGAGTTGTGTACCCACAGTCGCGTTTGTAGAGAATGTGTTACCGGTAATTTTCAAAACATTCGAAGCATTCGCCTCAACTATAAACTTATCATTGTCCGTTTTGAACATATTCGTTGCGAGTACGTTCGTAGAAATGACATTACCCTGTACGGCGACCAAGTGTTGTAGTTGGTCGTTGATGATGACACTATCTGCGCCCACCTGAAAAGGATTTAATGGATTATTCGTGCCAATACCAACCTGTGTCGCCGTGAAACGGAATACGTTCGTGAGACCTGTAAACTCTGTACTTTCGACAGACGCCGAGACTCTATTCGTGATTACCAGATTCGCGACCTCGATTTTATCTGCTGTGATTTCACCGGCATCGATACTCGCGAGACCGCTTAAGACATCGGACTCTCGTGGTGCAGCATCTAGACTCGATACGAAAATTTGATCGAACCGTACTGTTCTGCCCATCTATACATTAGTTACCGAATAAAATTCCAGCGAGACCGTTACGTATCCGAAGGACGTTATAGTTCACTGCAAATATGGAGAGTTCCTGACTCTCGGGACGAAGGGATCCCTTCTCCACACCATGTAAAGACAGTGTGGCATTATCGATGCGACTAAAGTTACACGTCCCCGATGGATTATACTCTGAAGCGTTGAGACAGAAATGGTACGTGAAGTATCGTGTATAGAACGTCACTTCAGTTTCCGCAGCAAATTCAGTGACACCGTAATTGGACTTGTAATAGTTTTGTACGGTGTGAAAATAAAGTGGAGACATTCGTTCAAACAGGTGTGTACCGTTGATTTGTAAATCGGCAGTCAAAAAGGTGAATCGATCATTCGCAAAATCATCACTCAATGCAGAGACACCCCAAAAGATGGATTTCACCGGGTGATTAAATTGCGAAATATCGATAACATTGTATCCACCCTGATCCGTGGTGTTGTTTGCCACTGTGATGAGTTCTTTTTTAAAATGTTGAACCTGTGTGATGATCAAATCCATGTTTCGTTTGGTGAATGTTTCACGTTCATCCTTATCGAGGTAAATATAGTTACCGTATACCTTTGCCGTCGTATCAGAGTCGTCAAGACTCGCCACAACTGTGGCATCAAACGTTATTCGTATCTCAACCTGGTGATGTTGTAGAGCGATGAGAGGTAAAAATGCCTTGTGATCACAGAAGAAGAAATGCAACGGAAGAAATGTATGACTCGATGCAGACGTTTTGTTATTTAACTCCTGAGACTTGTTGTACGTATCCGCCAGGTAATTTGTCCAGATGTCGGAAAAATAATCGTAATGCTGAGAATCAATCTTTTGCCCACCGATAAAGAGATCGATGGTCGAGTTGTAGAACAAATTGGAAGCGATATTTCCATTTCTCGTTCCAGCCTCGAGCCAAACACCGTTTATGATATCACCATACACAGGGATGACGATAGACGTATCCGTTGAATTGATGGTTTTTATGTATTTTGGTGCTTGGGAAAAGTTTGTGTGTCGCGTAAACTTCGTCCTAAAGAATGAATGTCCTTCGTCACTTATGATGTACGCATCTTGTACACCTTTAGAAACGAGTTGTATCAATGCACCAGACATTTATTAATTGTTCAGATTATAAAAACAGACACTTTCCCTGAGGGAAGTCTGGTTTCTCCTCGGCAACCTTTCCACGGATATTGAAGCCACCTTGTCTATACACTTTCATTCGCTTGTAATACATTGCTGTGAAGATGGACCAGGGATCGTGTACGTCGTAAATGTGTGGATCGTTCTTCTTTCCTTTCGTCTCTCGCATGATTCGACCGATACTCTGGGTGATGTCTGACTTTGGACTCGCTAAGATGACCGTGTCGAGAGTGGGAATATCAAGACCTTCATGGGCCTGACTGAACGTCGCGAAGATGATCTTCTTTTTAGAGGATTCTTGGAGGGCTGCTTCTTTCATACCACCCATGTAGAGTCCGGATGTCTTGGGGAAACACTGGTGTAAAAATTCACAATGCTGACGACGATCGCTGAGAACAAGAAGTTGACGAGTACCGGCCGAAGCTTTCTTTACCAATTCGACCAACATCTTGTTTCGTTGACGATCTTCGACAAGTTCGGTAATCATGTTGGGCATGGAAATCTTTCCGTTTCGCATAGACGGTGGCGGGTTTCTGTAATTGGGTGAATCGAATACAATAGGAAACACTTCTACTTGTTCCTGGTTTTTTCGTTCAACGGCGAAAAACGTCGGACCCATGAACCAATGAAGAACTTTCGTGAGACCATCCTTCCTTTCGGGTGTTGCCGAAAGTCCGTAAATGTGTTTAGGGCAGAGTTTAAAAAGACTTTGACTGAATACTTTCGCACAGATGTGATGTGCTTCGTCGACAATCAACGTTCCGATACTTTCAAAATCCGAGAAGGAGTATTCTTTGAGAGAAAGGGACTGAAGCATGGCGATGACGAAATCACAATTGACCTCCTTCTTATCCTGTTGGACCACACCGATCGTCGCACCCGGACAAAACTGTTGGATACGTTCACGCCATTGATCTGCCAAAAACTGTTTATGAACGACAATCATGGTTCGGTAGCCCAATTTACATGCGATAGCTAATGAAACCGTCGTCTTGCCGTAACCACATGGTAAAGAAAGGATGCCGTGGCCTGCTTCAATTGCTGCTGCGAGAGCCTCATTTTGGTGGGTAGCGTCTCGAAGTGTTCCCGCGAACTTTGTTTTGATCCGAACTGGTTCGGGTCGTCGATCTTCTTTGGGTTCTCCAAGTTTAGAAGTTCCGTAGAATCTTGGAACGCACACTCCATTCTTAGTTGGTCTGAAAACCTTGAAAGGTGGTGGAGGAAATCCGTAATCGCCATTGACGACAGGCCTTACCGTAAGTTCCTTTTTAATTTCTTGGATTGGTCCCGCGTTCACTAAGTAACCAGTCCTAGTGAGTGTCGTCATACTTATTTAAAGATGATAAACTTTAAATGAGTACAAGACGATGCCTACTATCGACGTCGATGAGAATATTAAAAGACTCGAGATGAACATCGAGCAGTTGACCCAAGAAGTGTTTCGTCTTCAGGGTATGCTTTCCACGTTTCAGGGGTTTAAGAAGGGTGGTCTCTCTCAGATTGACCTCCCTAACGACCCTAATCAACCCACGGAGGCCCCCGCGGAGGAACTCGAGAGTATCCAAGAAAAGCCTGAGTAATTACCAGCATTCCAAACACCTTTGAAATCTACGACAACTTCCACTTCATCCCCCTTTACGAGAGACTGCACGGGTCGTCCTTTGACTTCACACATCACTCTCCTGTATCGGAATGGAACTTTGACTGTAAGCACTCGACCATCTAAGGGATCTTCTACGATTTCATTATTGATGAGATGTGTTTTAGATGCGTGCATGCGTCCTATGATATCCGCGACTTTTTGAGGGATCACGAACCGAATATACTTTTTAGAATTGTGTTCATAAAAGGGTTCGTGTATGTTCGCCACAAACTTCATATGTTATACACTACTAGTAAAACTATAAGTAGTACGAGCGTAAAGATGAGCACTTGTGAAACTAGAAGTGGCCGAAGTGGCTTTCTCGTCCCGAAACACATATGACTGAGGGCTCTAGAAACCTCAACTGACGCCTCGATACTCGAATACGGTGTTTCACGAGGGGACATCATACCACACATAGCGACTTTCGAACATTTTCCGAAAAATGGGAGTTGTCCGTTGAGACTCAAAACACCGGAAGATTGAGAAAAGTGCCATTTATTCTCTTTCCATTCCGCACCCCATCCGATCCGGGACGTCACGGGTTTTGGCACATTCAATTGTCGAATAACTTCTTCGATGAGCGTTTCTGGATCGGAACGCATCACATCTTCCCCGAGATCGCATATGACACACGAAACAGTCTTCCCGTCGGAAAGAACCTTTGGTTGTAAATTCCAACGTGTTTCGATAGCTATTTCCAGGTCTGATTTTATCGTGATTGGTTTGTCATAATCGAGAAGAATGTTTATGGCACCGTATGTACTCCGTCGCAGTTTCTCATCCGCGTCAGGTCCCCAATTATTACCGAGTAGGTTTAGGGCTGGACTATTATCGAGACACAAGAAAAGGAGACCGTCATCTATGACTCGTTCACCTGTAAACTTGGCGAGGAACGAATCTTTTCCGTACTTGACATCGAGAAGTTCTGTACCGAATACGAAGTTCGCACCAGCGTTCATCACAGCTTCTTCCATCGCGTCACACATCACTTTACCCGATACACGTTGTGTGTACTTTTTAGAGAGCATCACATGATTCAGATTTTGTACAAATTCATGTGCGGACATGACATCCCAAGTCACACCATCCATGATGAGTGGGAGGTGCTCGAGAATTTCTTTTGCTTTTGGTGTGAGTCCATGTCCAAGAACATCTTTCAAAGAAACATGTTTGTATTTTTCCGGACTCCAATACACTTTCGCGAGAACACATGAAAGTATCTTGTAATCTTCAAATTGTAACGTCTTGAAAATATAGTTCATTGCACCATCATCCTTTTCGGGTTCGAACATCGCGTCCCACTTGATTCCCATCTCGTCGAAAAAAGATTGTGTGTTGACGAATGCTCGATCGAAGACAATCCGGTGTGCATGGAGGTCTCGACTTTTCACCTCAGGTTCCCACCACGACCCTCCTGCCGACTGTTTTCGGTCATAAATTGTTACATCGTGTTCACCCGTTCGTAAAAGTTCCCACGCGAGTGACAGGCCCGTAGGTCCGGCACCGACGATATGAATCTTCATTCTGATATACTTATAGAAAAAAACCTCCGCAGGTAATAGAATGTTATGTGTTGCTCAACATGTACCAGTCAAAGTTCCAAGTAGGAAGTTGAAAACCTGGAAGTTTGCGGGTAAATTTCTATGGAAGAACGCCACTGTACAAAATAAATCTGAATTGGGTCGATGGACGAAGGAAGAACTCCTCGAACTTGGACCAACCTTTGTAAAATTAGGTCAAATCGCTTCGACGAGAGGGGATCTCTATCCACCAGAATTTACAAAAGAGTTGGAATCATTACAAGATGACGTCCCTCCCGTGGAATTTGATACCATTGTAGATTACGATATTTTCAAAGAATTTGACCCTGTACCATTTAAATCCGCGAGTATCGGCCAGGTCCATATGGCCGTACTCCAAAACGGTCAAAAAGTTGTTGTAAAAGTAAAACGTCCAGGAATCCTGGATATCATGAAAGAGGATACCGATACCATACGCGACATTGTACACTTTTTAGAACATGTTGGTATCGACACAGGTAATAGTTCAGGAAGAGTCCTTGATGAATCCATCGAATATCTGTTGGGAGAAGCGGATTACAAACAGGAGATTGACAACGCCATAAAGTTTCGGAAGAGTATGAAGGATGTGGATTGGGTGAAGATTCCTAAAGTGTACAAAAAGTATTCGAACAATGAGATGATTGTCATGGAATATGTCCCATCGACAAAGTTGACGGAGATTACAGATAAGAGAGTGAACAAGAAGAAGATTTGTGAAGCCCTGATCAACTCGTATGTTATTCAAACTATGGATAATGGTCTTTTCCACGCTGACCCACACCCCGGAAATCTCGGGTTCTCATCTAAAGGGAAACTTGTATTTTATGACTTCGGTCTTCTTGTACCACTCTCCGAAGAACTCCGAGATGGGTTCACAAAACTTTTTGGTTCCATAATCATGCGAGACACCGCTGGTATAGTCGACACTTTAGTCAAGTTGGGTGTGATCGTTCCAACTTCTTCGGATGTTTCGGATATTGAACTGTTCTTTGAAACTATATTGGGATATCTGGAAACCCTAGATGGTTCTGGAATCGTGAATGATGATCTCGCCGCACAACTTGCCGTTGAGAAACCGTTCGTCGTTCCCAGTAGTTTCGTGTACCTCGCCAAAGCCTTCTCCACGATTGAAGGTATTTGTCTCAAACTGGATCCGGATTTCAACTACTTCACCTACCTGGAACCCCTCATCCAACAGCAAATCATAGAGTCTGTGGATGTTGGGGACATATTCATGAAAACGACAGAAATACCCGGAACCATCGGTAAGATAAATACAGCTGTCTCGGGACTTCAAAAATCTAGGGGGTCTATGAAACGATCGATGGTCAAAACACAACAGGAAATTAGGCTCGTCCAATACAGCGTGGTGTGTGCTCTATTGGCTGAGAGATTTGGGGACAATCCACCCCTGGCGATGTTTTTTGTTTTTTGTACCTTATGGTTTACTTTTCGTAAAAATCGATAGACTTCTTCCCACTCTTCTTGGGCTTGTCATCCTTCTTAATCAGGCGATTGTGCTCCTCAAAGTACCCCTTCAGACGACGCTGTTCATCACGGAAAATATCAGAGAACTTCTCCTTGATCTTTTCCACGTCAGTGTCACGTTCCTTCTGGATCTTCTTACTCAACCTCTTGAACCCCTTGTTCTTCTTCTCGGCAGCGAATACAGTCATTGTGTTTGTAATGGCAAGCATTTACTTTGTGTCGACATTTAATTTTAAGCGTTTCAACTTTTCCTGAAACTCGCGGCGCTCTCCGGGAGATTCAATCTCCTTTCCGGTAGCGAGTGCTTCAATCTCTGGACCTGTGAGTTGCATCGCATTCACCCTGAAATCCATGAACGCCTCCATCGTGATTGGGACGAGAGGCTTCACGAGGTCGAAGATGGCTGTAGCGTATTCCCTAATTTCCTGTTGAGCATGGGCATCCATACGGAGGTGGAGGTAGTGGAGGAGGTTGTGTAAGTTAATTTTCCAGTAAAATTCAGTATATGTCGACTGAGGGAGGGTACCACGAGCCTGTTCACGGCAGGCTCCATTTTCAAGGAGTTCTTCGTAGACGTCAAAGGATTGACTCAATTGCTGAGCCACTTTGTTGTCTAGGTCACCCCTGAGTTCCACCACACCCTCTGAACCTTGGTGATTCACCTGGGACTGACCACGGTACGTGTCAGGTTCGTAGTACTCCTTGGGAACCACTGAATACCGAGCAGACAACTCATTCACACTGGCGGTGCGGTGTCGAAGGTGTTGTCGGGCAATGTATATGGGCATTTTGATGTGAAATTTGAAGTCGACCATTTCAAAAGGGGTTGTGTGCCAATGGCGTAAGAGATAACGGATGAGACCACGGTCTCCACGAGAGGTTTTTGTACCGTCACCATAGGAGACGCGTGCTGATTGGACGATGGACGAATCCAGATCTTTTTGAGGCATGTGGTCCACGAGTCTGACAAATCCATGATCGAGGACTTTTTGCATTATACATATGTATCCGTTCAAATCTTTAATAGAGACACTCGTCATCCATCGGTACCTCTCCGCAAAAATCATATAACTTGTACAACTTTTCCTGTGCTTTCTCAATTTCGGCTTGTGTGTCGTTCATGGCATCTATAGCATCGTCCACGAGCTCCAAGAAGGTGTCCAACTCGTCTAGGGCAATACGATGTGTGTTCCTGTTTGCTTTCCTCGGGTGAAACGCAGACTTGAGACGCTTGTTACTTTTGATAACCTTGTCGATGTGGGGCTTGTTGACAGCGGACATGCGGATGGAGAGAGACATTTTTCTATTTTAGTTCTTTCACGAATTCACTTAGGTTTTTATAATATCTTTTATTATTCTCCAAAACTTCACACTCGACTTTGTTTAAGAATTTAAAGGCTAATTTATATGATCACATATATGGATTTAAGACACGAAGTAGTAGACGATATCGCGTATACATACGTGAATGAAGTGAAAGGAACGTTAAACATGTATGATACCAGGGCCCTGATAGATGAGATGGAAAAGTTAGATGCCAATTCGAAATATGTAGAAACTGGTAGTTACTTGGGGTGTAGTGGTATCATAGCAGCTCTCACGATCAAAGAAAATCCGTTAGTGTATTGCCATGATATATGGGTGGAAGATATGTCAGAATTACCTACGGGAGGTGGACCACCACCAAAGGTTGATGATCATTTGTACGAATTTTATGACAATGTAAAACGTAACAACCTTGAACACGTCATTATTCCAATCCGGGGAAATAGTTCATACACGATCGGAATTCATGATGACAAGAGTATTGACCTGTCATTTATCGACGGAGATCACTCGTTTGATGGTGTGACTAAAGACCTAGAGGCCATCTTACCCAAAATGAAACCGGATGGAGTTATTTTGTGTCACGATTGTCACGGGGAGAATGAAGTCACAAAAGCGGTGCGGACTTTTTGTCGAGATCGCCCAGAAGTCGACGAAGTTTTTCGTGTGTATAACGGGTTTTCATCTATAGTTAAGATAACTCTGAAACAAGCTCATTGATATCACGATAATATCTTTTCAAATCTTTCATAAATCTTTTATTGTTTTCCAAAACTTCACACTCGACTTTGTTCAAGTACAACCAAGCCAAGTTTGATCTGGAATATTTTGTCATCTTTTGATTTTCGTTGGGTTTTCGAGCAATCAATTTTGTAGACTTTTTCTTTTTGGAAGCTGGTAGAACCTCAACCCTGTTGACAAAGGAGAGAGCCTGCATGACTGTATCAGCCAAGTCATCCTTCTTCTTCGATTTTAGGAATGTGTCGAGCCAGTGTGCGTTCGTGGGACCCGATCGAATAAACTCTTCACATCTCTGTATGGCAACTTTCTTCCTCTTATTGTACTGCGCCTTCCCCGGACCGGCGACATCGGGAATCTTGTGACGTGCGTCATACAAGATCGTCTCAGCTTTGGGACACTTTATGATGAAGTACGCGTGAAGGAAGTGCATCACAGAAATCATCTTCTTGTTTCGCTCGGGTT